CCCACGCCTGCCGTCCGGCTGGACGCGCGTCTTTGACAAGAAGCACGTCGGCGCCGTGCGCTTCGCCGCGGTGCAGCCCGAGGGCTACAGCGTCGGCTGCATCGTCGAGGTCTACGCCGTGCCGCCGGCGGAGCCGGCGAAGAAGAAGGGCGAGGAGAAGGCCGCGCCGGCGACGAAGCCCGCCGCGGCGGAGCCGGAGGCCGAGAGGCTTGGCGGCGCGCTGGGCAGCAACACGCCGCCGGCGCCACTGCCGGCGAAGGCGGTGCTGCAGGACGACGGCGAGGACGAGGGCGACGACCTGGCGCAGGCGCAGGAAGCCCCGCCGGCGAAGAAGCGGGAGCCGCTGACCGAGAAGGGCCGGATTATGCTGGCCCAGGCGAAGACGACCGCGATCCGCTGCGCGCTGCGTGACCGGCGCGACCACATCACCTGCAACATCCTGGCGACGCTGGTGCTGGCGCTGGCAGGCAGCAACGTCGACGTGCGCGGCGACCCGACCAGCCCCTACGCGCGCGTCAGCTTCACCGATCTCGCCGCGCGCCTGGTCGACGCCGAGGGCGAGCCGATCGGCTTCTCGCTGATGGAGGCGATTGAGATCGCGGCCGAGGCCGCGGCGCGGATGATCGTCTGCAGCCCGACCGGCTTCAACGGCAACAGCAGCGGCCCGGCGGCGGAGTGGATCGGTCAGCTGCTCGAGGCGCATCGCGACATGCCGCGCCTCGACACGGCGGAGCTGCTCGCGACCGTCAACGGCGAGACGCTGCAGGCCGCAGACATCGCCGCCGGCGGAACGGGCAAGGGGACGAGCAAGGCGATCCGGGAGCGGCTGGTGGGGAACACGCCCGACCTGGCGCTGCCCGGCAGCGCCTTCGAGGCGAAGGGCCCGCCCCGGGCAGACCGGCGGCCGGAAGGGCATGTCGGGCCGTTCCCCTGCGCGGGCTGCGACTGGCCTGAGGGCTGCATCAAGCATGTGCGCTGCTCGGCGGCCGACGCGGAGACCGAGGCATGAGCGGCTCAGGCACACACTGGGCGTATCCGGCGACCTACGCCGGCCTGACGCTGGTCGCGCTGCTGCCGTGGTGGATCAGCGGGACCTGGGCGGCGGCGCTTGGCGCGACGGGCTTGGCGTTCCTCGCGTTCATGGCGGGGTTCTGCCTGGCCGTTTGGATGGATGGCGAGGCATGACCGCGAGCGTGGACACCAGCGCGGCGGGAGTAGAGCGCCTGGCGGCTATGGCTGACGCGGCATCGCACGACGAGCGGCTTGCCGACGGGATGCTGTATCGCAACGCCGCAGCCACCCTGCGCGCGCTGGTCGCGGAGCGGGATGCGCTTTTGCTGCAACGAACAGACATGACGAACGATGTGGTTCTAGCGGGACTGGCGCAGGAGGACGCGCTTGCCGACCGCGACCGCCTCGCCGCAGAGTGCGATGCGCTTCGAAAGCGGTTGGAAGACGAGACGATCCGCGCGGACACGAACGACACGGCGTTTAACGCCGCGATGGAATCGTATTGGCAAGCCTCCCGCGACCGCGACCGCCTCGCCGCGCGCGTCGCGGAGTTGGAGGGGCGCTGCGTGACTTCGTGGAATACGAAGGCGGCGCAGAAAGCCCAATGCACGACCCCTACGTCATGGAGCGAGGACACGCCGCCCTCGCCGGGAACGTGTCATGACCGCTGATGATTTGATCCGCGCTGTAGCGGATGCAATCGCCGCATACCCATCGCAGCCAGACGCGCAAGCCCGCGCCGCGATCCGCGCGGTGCACGCGGCGATGAGGGAGCCGACGCCGGAGATACGGGCCGCGTGGGCGAAAGCCGTGCCGATTGACCCAGAAATGCCGCTCGATACGCAGGCCGATCGCGATTGGCGCGCCATGCTCGCCGCCTCGCCGCTCGCGGAAGCCGCGCGCGATGAGTAAGCCCCGATACATCGCCCTCAACCACGACACCTACGGCGAGGTCGTTGATCTGACGACCGGCAACCAAGTGTCACGCCACGCCCTGATCCGCGACGCCGAGGCCGAGGCCGCGCGGCTGAACGCGGAGGCGCCGAGGCGAGCGGTGGCTGCGAAGGCGTGGTGCGCGGTAACGCCAGAGGGGCAATTCTCTATGCCGACGCTGCGCGAACACGCGAACTGGTCGCGCGACGTGGTGGACCGCTTTGGAAGTTTCACTTGGGCCGACTGCGAAGCCAACGGCTGGCGCATCGCGCGCGTGCGCATCGAGGAGATCGAAGAATGACCGACGATCCGAACGGCTGGCCCGAACGTCGCCAAGCAACACTAGAGGCGCTGCACGAAGCCGACACCACTGAGCGCGCCGCTGACTTGGCCGTTGACTTCGTGCTCGGCGTTCTGGCCGAGGCTCTCGGCATGGCGTCGTTCATGGCCGCCGATGGATCCGAGACATGGGACGGCGATGTTGCTGGCACCGTCTATGCCCTACTGCGCGACGCAGGCGTCTTGGACGATGAAAACCGAGTTGCCCGGCACGCCGAGGTCCAGGCCCGCGAGGCCGCAGTGGCGGCAGAGATGCGAGAGGCGTGTGCGAAGATTGTCGATGCGCACGCCGCCGCAGCAAAGCGATGTTCGGAGGAAGGCGATGTTATCTACCGCATCCGAGCAGAGTTTCTTGCGACCTCATACGCGATTTCACAGGCTGCCGATGATGTGCGCGTGACGCCCCTCCCCGCCCCCGACGCCCTCGCCCGGATGCTCGCCGCAGAAAGACGCGCCGGGATAGAGGAGGCGGCGAAGTGGCACGACGAACAGGCCAATGCAGCGTGGGAAAGCGCGGACGGTGAGGCAATCGGCAGCAAGGAGCGCGAATTTCACTCATGCGCAGCCCGACAACACGAGAACTACGCCGCCGCCATCCGCGCGCGCATGGAGGAAGGGACATGAGCGGTTTTTTTCATTGGGTCACTAGCATTTGCGCGATGGTCTGCGGCCTCTTGCTGTTTGGCGTCGCGCTTTTCGGGACAGTGACGACGGGATGGCTACCCGACACCGCTAGCCATGTCCTGCTCGCGCTGCTCGCCATTGGGTGTTTCGTGCGGGGGGTTGCCCATGACCCGAGCTGAACTGCTCGCCCTCGCATGGCTGCGCGTGATCCAGGCCGAGAACTCGTGCGCAGTCACCGGCAAGCCGTGCCGCGAAGCCAAGCGATGCGGCTGTCAGGCGGAACAAGACATGCTGATACAGGAGGCGAAAGATGCGGAAGGCTGACCTCCTCGCCCTCGCCGCGCGGGTCGAAGCGGCGGAAGGGGCGGGGGATGATTGACCAGTGGCGCATCATCCCCGGCGTCCGCATCCCCATCGGGGCGCGCCTGAGGATTTTCTCGGACGTGGTGGCGTCTATGGATGCCGTCACCAAGGGCGCGCCGATCATGCGCCAGCGCCGACAATTCCGCCTCGCGATGGAGAAGCGCAAGCGGCGTCGGCTGCGGTTGTGGAAGGAGAACGTGCGATGAGCGACCCAATCCGCGAGGCCATGCTGTTACTGCTGCGCGCCGGTTCGCTGGCGCGCTTGGAACTGGGCATCGCCGACAAAGAGGGCGATATCACCGCCGGGTTTCATTGCGGCTTTGACGAAGGCGAATTCGTCGTGATGACCGCGCCATCAGACACCACAACCCCCACTGAACTCGTGTTCCTGACATGCGACGAAGACGCGGCGCGAAACTTGGCGTCCGCGCTGCTTGCCTTCGCGGATTATTGCGCGGAGCAGCGGACGAAGATCGAAGCAGCAGCGCGGGAGGGCGGGGGATGACCTGGCAGCCGATTGAGACAGCGCCGAGGGATGGGACGCGCATCTTGCTGTGGTGCGTCCACGATTTTGCGCAGTATGAGCGCGACCCTGTGGAGAAAGGGTGGGCTGCGGCCGTCATTGGTGAATGGACCGATTTCAACGGTGGCGGGTGGACGTGGCACGGACTGTGCGGACGAATGACGCACTGGATGCCTCTGCCCGCGCCGCCGGGGTCTCCCCCGACGGCGCCCGCCTCCCCCGCGAACCATTCAGCCAAGCTTAACCGTTCCGCTGCCCCCTCGCCCACCAGCCGAGCCCGAAGCCTGCGCCGACCAGCGCGGCCAGGATCAGCACCGCATCGAAGCCCCAGCGGATCAGGAACTCGGTCACCGGCAGATCGCCCGGTTGAACGCCCGATCGGCCACCATGGCATCCATCATGGTCCGCAGCGCCGGCGCGGTGACCAGCTCGTCGGCGGCCTGCATCTGCAGGTCGCGCGGGAACTCAGTCACCCGCGGGCACGGCCGGTCAGAAAGAACCGTCTCGCAGCCGGCCAGCAGCGCCATCACGGGCAGCATCACGAGCAGCCGCATCCGCCTTCTCCCTGGTCTGTTCGCCCCGTCGGGCCGCGTCGGCCGCGGCCTGGTCCCTGCCCGCGCGCCGGCCCGCCAGGAACACCGACGCGACCGCGCCGATCGCCAGCGCGATCGCACCAGCGACAGCGGCGACCCGACCCCATAGGCCGGACAGCAGGGCCATCATTAGGGCGATTCCTTCCGGCGCCGCTGCGTCACCAGCAGCGCGATGATCGCCAGGGCAATGGCGCCCACGATAAGGCCGACGACCAGCGGATCGAGGCCGGAGAGCGCCTGCAGCGCGGGCGCGGCCGTGGCGACCGCTGTCGCGTAGCCAGCCGCCTGCACCTCAGGCCTCGGCGGCGCCGGCGGCGTCACCGTCTCGACCTCGCGGCCGGCGACGAAGGATCCGCGCGCCCAGAGCCCGACCTCGGCAGCGCGGCGGTTGCTCAGCCCCTTGACCGGCTGCAGCTTGCCGTTCACCCGCGCCTTGTTCCACTTCACCAGCTCGCTTGGGACCGAGGCATAGTCGCCGCGGTTCAGCTTGCGGAGGAGGGTGGACGACGCCAAGGCGCCCTGCCCGACGTTAAAGACGAAGCTCACCAGCGCGCCGAACTGCCCGTCGGTCAGGTCCACCTGCACAAGCCGCTCGACCGCCGTCTCGGCTTCGCGGAGATCCTGGCGCAGCAGCTGCTCGGCCTCTGCCTCGGTGATGACCATGCCCGCCTTGGCGGTCCGGGTGTGCCCGTAGCCGATGGTCCAGACGTTGGCGACATCGAGGTAGGCTTCCGTCTTGAGACCCTCCCAGCGCTTAATCAGCGCGAGCGCCTCGTCGTTCACGCGGCGTGCCATGCGGGGCTCCTATGCAAAGGTGAAGGTGAGCGCCAAGCCCACCACGAAACCGAAGACGGCCTCGGCGAGCTCCGTCTGGCCGCTTTGCCGGACGCGATAGCCGATCTCGTAGATCAGGCCGCAGAGAGCGCCGGCGATCAGCAGCGGCGCGGGCTCACCGCCGAACCACCAAGCCACAGCCGCGACCGGCGCAGTCCAGATGAAGCCGCGCAGGGTGTGCAACGCGAAGTCTTGCAGCCAGGCGCCCTCGCGCCGCCCAAGGTCGAGGCTGCGCCACCATGGGGGGAGGCAGCCGATCCAGGCCGCGACGCCCGCAAGGATCCCGACGTGCCAGCCGCCGTGCAGCGCGCCGGCAAAGATCCCGACGGGAATCGCCCAGGCGACGATCCGGGCCGTTGTTGCGCCGCCGAGCATCGCCGCTGCAGGGAAGGCGCGATCCCACCACTGCTCGAATTCGGCCGCGCCACGTATGCGAAACCCGGCGGCCAGCGCCAGCGGCACGACCAGCTCGAGCGGCACGCCGGTCACCCGGGCCGGTCCTTTATCGCGTGCCGGAGCTCGGTCAGCGCCTCGCGCACGGCATGCACTGCCTGCGTCGACCGATCGGCGACTGCCAGCATCTGCTCATGCGCCCGGGCGCGCGCCTCGCGCTCCTCGCGCAGCTCTGCCAACATCTCGCGCCGCTCATCGCGCCAGGCCCGCCAGACGACAATGCCGATCAAGCTCAACAGCCCAACGATGACTGGCGAACCCTCGACGATTCGCTCGACCGCGCTGGCCAGCACGGTGATCTGCTCGGTGCCCCCCGCCATCGTCAGAGATCCTTGACCAGTAGAGCCGCCGTACGCTCGATCGTCCTCCCGCCAGCCGTCGTGATGCGGCAGGTGATCGAGTAGTCGGTGCCGGCGCTGCCGCCGGACAGCCAGACAGTCGCCGCGGTCGTGCTGTTCGTCGTGACGCCCTGGGTCAGGCCGACCGGCACGGTCCATGCGACAGTGGCGATGGTGTCGGCGCCAAGTGCGGCGGCGAAGTCCATCGTGAAATCGAGCACGTCAGCTGGATCCTTGTCGCTCCAGCGCAGGGGGGAAGGCATGGCGGTCTCCTAGGTGACGCGGGCGGCGCGGCTGTCGGATGCTGGCCCTGTGACCCGGGGCTCGGCGGGCGCGATGACGGCCCGGCCGGAGGCAGGCACGTCGACGGTCTGAGCGCTGCCGGAAGTCGTCGCTCGGCGTGCGGCCCCGCCGGGCACGACCGTGCGCGCGGGCGGCGGAAGGTAGTTGAGGAAGGCGACGCTCACGATCGGCGCGCCGGCGGTAATGCCGAGCGCGGTGAGGTTCACGAGGTTCGCGCCGTCGGCCAGGTCGGGCGAACCGACCGGGGGCGCGCCGGCGGCAATGCTGACGGCCAGCAGCTGGTGCGCCTGGCCGATGGCAGGCTCGCCGACGGCCGGAATACCCGCAGCGATGCCCGTGGCGCTCAGGGCGTGGCGCTGGCCGACAGCCGGCGATCCGACCGATGGCGCCGCGGCAGAGACACTCGTCGCCCCGAGCCCGTATACCTGGCCGATCGCCGGGGCGCCCGTGACCGGCGCGGGCGTCGCGAGCGGCGAGGCGGTGATGGCGTGCGTCTGCCCGATGGCCGGGCTGCCGACGGCCGGCGTACCGGCGGCGATGCTGGTCGCCGTCAGCGCGTCGGTGTTGCTGTCTTCCGACAGGACAGGCGCGCCGACCGTCGGGGCGCCGGTAGCCACCCCGGTCGCGGTGAGCGCGTGCGCCTGGCCGAGCGCAGAAGAGCCGACCGACGGCGCCGCAGCGCTGACGCCCGTGGCCGTGAGACCGTGCCGCTGACCCAGCGCAGGAGCGCCGACGGATGGCGCGGCGGCTGCCACGCAGGTCGCCGTGACGGCGTGCTGCTGGCCGATCGCGGGCGTGCCGGTGGCGGGCGTGCCCGCAGCGACGCCAGTCGCCGTGAGGGCGTGCCGCTGCCCGATGGCGGGGCTGCCGACCGACGGGACGCCGGCGGAGACGCCGGTAGCCGTGAGGTCGTCCTGGCCGGCCGCTTCCGTCAGCGTCGGGGCGCCGACGGTGGGGGTGCCGGCAGAAACGCTCGCGGCTGAGAGCGCGTGAACCTGGCCCAGGATCGGCGAGCCCACCGTGGGCATGCCGCAGGCGACTCCGGTGGCCGAGAGCGCATGCGTCTGGCCCAGGGCGGGGCTGCCGACCGACGGCGTGCCGGCGGAGACCCCATTCGCCGCAAGATTGTCGCCAGTCGGCGCTGGCCGCAGCGCCATCGTAATGGCGGCCCAAGAATTCGCCGCGTTGTTCGAGCCGCCGGTGAACGCGGCCGGGTTGTAGGCACCCGAGCTCCACGCGACGTTGCCGAGCGCCGAACGCCCGTCATTCGTGTCTGCCCCATTCGATTGAATGAGTTTCGAGAGATAGGCCGCCGTCCAGGCGGTCGTCAGCGTGGCGGCCGAGCCGCCAGCCGCCACAACGATCAGCGCGCCGCTGGTGGTCGGCGTGATCGAGGCCGGATCCGCGCGGTCCGTGTTGATGCCCGTCGCCGTCGTCGGCGTGACATCAAACGGCGTGGTCGAATCGACGCCGCGATAGACGTGAATGCTGACCGAGCCGCCGTCATCCACGCTGCCCGTCGCGCTGCGCGTTAACGTCGTGTCAGGCGTCGAGCCTGCAAACTGCCAGAAGACAGACAGGTCGGTGTCGTAGGTGTCCGCCGCCTCGAGCAGCGGAGAGCCGGTGACGTGCGAATAGGCGCCCGACTGGTTGCCGGTGATGGTGCTGGTCGGGTTACGCCCCTGCGTGCCGACCGTGTAGTTGACAAGGATTAGGTCGCCTTCGATCGGCGTCGGCTCGGCGCCCCCTGTGAGCGCGATCGTGATGTTTGCGGTGCCGGTGCCGCCAGCAAAGCCGGTCGTCTGCCCGCCAATGTAGCGGATCGCTCGGCCGCCAGGCGGGCGCAGGATGTAGACGACCGAGCCCCACGAGCCGCTGGTCGTCGTGCCCCAATTGGGATTTTCCGTGCTGCCGGCAGTGCTGATCGCCTTGTAGTCTAGGCTGAACCCTTCGTAATTCGCGCCGTCGTCCTCAAGATGCGCGTTCGTGTAGCCGCTCGGCAGATCAATGCCGATCGGGTTGTTAGGGCTGCTCGTCATGCCGAGCAGCGCGATCGCCATCGAGCCCGACTGCTCAATGGCTGGCGTCGCATTCGACAGCGGGGCGGTGCTGGTGCCGGTGCGCGTGCTGAACACGTCGCCCGGCGTGATCGGATCGACGCCTGACCACTCGCTAAGGTGCGCGGTCCCGAGGAAGTTGCTGGCCCAGGTCGCCGTGACCGTAGTGTCGCCGCCCGCTACATCGGTCGCGATGTAGAGTAGGGCCTTGTTCGTGTTCCCCGCGTAGGAAAGATCGACGATCCTGCGCCAAATGTTTACGCCATCCGAGACGCTCGTCGGCAGCGCGCTCGTCGTCCGGAAGCCGGTGATCGCCAAAACGAGCGTGTTGCCTGCCGCGACGCCCGTGAGCGACGGAGACAGCGTGGTCGCCGCCCCCGTCCGCGCGAAGGCATCTTGGACGAAGGCGACAGACATGGCGCGTCAGCTCACGCCGCGTCCGGGATGCCGATGTCGAAGGCGCCGAGGGTGAAGGTGTTCCCGTTGGTCACCGACTGGGATGCCGACAGCGCGCCCGTCGCCAGCAGCCGCGAATTGACCGTGTCGGTGATCGCCCAGTGCGTCGCCGTGCCGGTCGCGGTCACCGTGCCGTCGGTGATGGCGGCGACGGTCACGCGCCGCCCGTTCGGCGTGCGGTCTGCCGGCGCGCCGACGCTGAGCGACGTTTTGTTGCCGAGGCTCGCCGTCGTCGTCGCGGCGGTGAAGGTGGCCGGCTCCGAACTGCAGATGTCCAGGCGGTTCGCCTCGGTGTCAAGCACGGTCAGCCCGTTGTCGAAAACGCGGTCATTGATGAAGGGCATCGGCCCGTCCTCCTGTCGAGAAGTGCCGCCGCGGCGGCGGGATCAGATCAGGGCAGCCTCTCGCCAGCCCGCGTCCATCTGCTCAGCCGAAAAGCCGAGCGCCGCGCCGATCAGCGCGACGAACGGGTGCGCGCGTTCGTAGCCGGTCGCGTCGCGCCACTCGATCAGCGCCTCGTCGCGCTGGTCCGGATCGGGGATCTCTGCAATGGCCGCCTCGACCATCGCCGAGGTCACCCCTCGGCGACGCAGCCAGATGCGAAGCTGGCGGCGCGTTACCGTCGGGAACGGTGCCGGCATTTCCTGCGGCAACTCGGCGATCTCTTCGGGCGTCATGTCGCGCTCGATGACGCCGTCTGGCGAGATGATGAGCTTCCTCACGACTTCAGCCCCAGGACCACGATGCGACCGGCTGCGGCGAAGTTTGTCGCGCCGCCGACGATCGAAATGGTCAGGCCGTCAAGCCAGCCGGACCCAGCGTTCACGTTGCTCGTGAACATCCCGCGCGAATGCGCGGGGGTGTTCGATGTGTATCGGCTGCGCGCATCCACAATGATGCGCTCCGTCGAAGCGGCCTGGATCAAGTCGATTTCGACGCGCGAGGCTTCGGCGGCAAAGCCATCCGCCGTCAGTGGGTTCAGGCTCTCGCCGGCCGCCGTGGCGTTCCCCGTTGCGCCATTCCACCATGTGTGCCCGGTCGAGTAGTCGCTCGCGCCGCTCAGGACCGACCCGTTGCGGCGGACGCGGCAAAAGAGATTGTTCGCTGTAGCAGCGCTCGGACGCGCGCCGATCAACAACACCTTGTAGGCGAGATACGAGCCGCCGGTCCACGTGAGGTCAATCGTCGTGACCGCCGTGATCGCGGTGCTCGACAGCTGCACCCACCGATCGCCAGCGTCGATGTAAACCTTCCGCCCGAGATGGTCGTTTGCGGTGGGGTCGGCTGCCCAGGTTGGCGCGGCGCCGCTTGCGAACGTCACCGCCGTCGGCGCAACGGTCAAGATCGCCGCGCCGTTTCCGACGATCTGCAGTGTATCGGTGCCGCTGCGCCAGAGGCCTGTGTTGGTGTCAGCCGAGAAGCCGAGCGCCGGCGCGCCGGCAGATCCATCCGGCAACAGCGCCGCGCCGGTCAGCGTGAACACGTTCGTCGTCGTGTTCAGCGTGCCGAGCGCGATCCAGTCGGTGCCGTCATACATAAAGACCGTCCACGTCGTCGACGATGGCGTGTTGTCGTCGACCCAGATCATGCCCGCTGTCGGGGCAGGCGGGGCGGTCGGGCCTTTGTTGGTGCTGGCGATTGCCGCCAATGCGTCGTTGATGTCTGCGCGGACGGTCGCGCCCGACCCGTTCGCGATCACATAGTCATGTTGCGCCATCAGACCACCTCGTCAGCCGAGACTGAAAGCTCGGAGATGTGGATGTTGAAGGATGCGTCGCTGCTGCGGAGCTGAGCGCGGAACTGGAAGCCCCGGGCTGTAAACTCCGCGCTATCGAGCCGACGCCAATCTGACCAAACGGGCGAGCCACCTGGATCGTCATTCGTGGACCGCGCCTCGACCCACGCATCGGCCTCGCCGCCGAATACCGCGTCGATCGACCCCCAGGCGTCGACAAGCTCTGTGCGAGCGTCCCACTCGTCCGCGCTGTTCTCCACCAGCGCGAGCAACCGGGAGGTGAGGCGAATGCCGCGCACTGAGCCGAGATCAATGCCGCCGCTGAAGGTGTAGCTACCCGACGGCGCGAAGCCGCCCAGGCGATCAAGATCGGCAATCGCGTCGAAGCTGGCCTCGCCGTCCACATTCCCCAGGCTGTCGAGCCGTAGCGTCGAAGAGGTGACGACGGTGCCGGTCTTCGCACCAGCGAAAGTAGGGTGCTGCGGCACGCTCGTCACATTTGCGAAGGCCAGCGCCGCGCCCTGCGAAGCGCCGATGCTGACCTCTGGCCCGTAGATGCCGGAGGCGTCGACCGCGCGGACAAAGTAGGTCCCAGGCTTCAGCGGCAGCACCGCGATCGAGGCCTCGCCGGAAATCGCCTCACCGAGGCTTGTTGCCCCAGCCCAGGTCGGCGCCGCCGTTTCCGGCGTATGCCGTACTTCGTAGCGCCCGCCGACCCGCACATCGACATCAGGGCTGCGGTCCCAGCGGAGGAAGGCAAGGCCGCCGATGGTGGACAGCGACAGGCCGGTGATCGCCGCCGGCGGCTGCGCTGCTAGGCCGCCGACCTCACGCCGGACCGTCGCCCACGCGCCTGCAGCGACGCTCGTCCGCGCGCGCACGCGAAAGTCCCAGGTGCCAGCTGCTAGGTCGAGCACCTCGCCGGGTGCGTTGACAGCTCCGGGCGATGCGCGCCAGTCGGTTGCCGACGCCTCCTTGAACTCGATGTCGTAGCCGACGACGAAGGGGCTGGCCGGCGTCAGCCAGTCCAGCACCGCCTTCGTGCGGACCCCCGCGCCGTCGCGGGTAACGTAGAGCTCCTCCGTAACGCTGAGGCCCGCTGGCGCAGGCGTCTGGAAAGGATCAATCAGCGTGGTGTCCGGGAACTCCGGCGCCGTGGCTGCCTCGTCCCACGTCCATGCGTAGGAGGCGATCTGCTCCTCCTGCATGGTCAAGGTGATGAGGCCGGTGTCGGGGCTGAAGCTCCAGCCTGTGATCCGGAACGGCTTGTCGGTCCAGCCGAGATCCGCGACCGTCATGCCGACGATCTGCCAGACGGAAAGGTTCAGCGAGGCGTACTTGAAGCTCGCGCGGATCGTGACACCCTGGCGGCTCCGCAACAGCAGCTGCTTCGCGATCCGCTGGGCCCGCACGGGGTCGAGGACCCACGGCAGCTCGAGCTCGCGCCATATCTGCTCGCCGTCCTCAGCGATGAAAGGCTGCCATTCGAGCGCCGGCATCGGAAACGCCTGCCAGTAGGCGTTCGGGTCGATGTAGTTGCCCCGGACCGAGTTGAACAGCTCACGCCTTGGCGGCTTCGTGACAACCTCGACGTCGCTGGCCAAGTCCTCGGCGCTCAGAAAGACCGCGGGCGCCTGGTACGCCCCGCCGAACAGTCGGTAGCGGCCAGCGGTGTAGACCAGCGCGCCGCCGGCGGGCGCGAGCATCTCCTCGAGCACATCGATCGGCTGCCGATCAAGCGTGAAGCTGCCGTTCAGGATGTAGCGCTTCTGGGTCGCACCGGCCTGCGTGATCTGTACATTCTCGTCCGCAAGATTCGCCGCGGCGATGAAGGAATCGGTGTCTATCTCGTCGGCTGTCGCTGCAAGGCCATACTGGCCGCGCAGGTAGTCGTGCACTATCAGCGCCCAGTTGTCGCTGTAGGCTGTCGTGCCGGTGCGCGGGTCGAGCAATCTCTTTCCGCGCACCTCGGCCGATATGGACGGAATGCCGCCCTGGAAGAGGTCCGGCTGGAAGCGCAGCCGCACCACCAGATGTGCGATTCCAGTGAGCTTGTCCTGCGCGCGCCAGCCATCGGGGCATTCGGCGACGAGCTGCGGGTCGGCTGCCGTCTGGTTGCCGAGGAAGCGCCGGATCGACACGTAGGGAATCGGGGTGCCCGGCACCGTGCCGCCGAAGCGGCCGGCGATGACGTCGCCCGTCGGGCCGATCTCGGTCGCGTCGATCCGGTGCTCGCCGATCCAGACGGCGTCGATCGCTTCGATCTCGTGGTCGGCCAACGGGATGACGAGCAGCAGGTACTCGAGCGCCTCGCCGAAGCTGCCAGCATAGATGAGCGGGCCGGAGACGCGCGCGCGGCCGTAAACGATGCGGCGCGGGGCCACCTCGGAGCGGATCGTGCGCTTCGCGTCCGTCGCTGCGGTCGAGGTGTCCTGCTTGCCCTTGCCCGGACCCGTCATGCTGGCGACGAGCGCGTTGCCGGCGTAGGCGAGGACGGCGCCCGCGACGGCGCCGACGACAGCCGCAACCGTGCCGACGCTGACCGCGATGCCGCCGACGGTGAACGCCGTTGCCGCCGCCACGCCGCCCAACGCCGCAACCGTGCCCGCGGACGCCGCCGCATAGCCGATGGCGGCGACAACCGCGACGACGACCTGCGGCACGGCTTAGATCGCCCACGCAGCCACTGCGCGGCGCAGCGGCACATGCGCCAGCCGGCGCGCGCCAGGCGCGGCGACGAAGGCGCCAGTCACCACGCCCGCACACAGCAGGTTGCCGACCGACACCATCGCCCAGTCTCCACGCTGTGCCAGCTCGACCGGGCATTCCGGCGCGCCGAACTCCACCATCATCCGCTGCACGAAGGCGAGCAGCCCGTCCGGCCCGACGATCGCGTCGCCATCAGCCTCGGTCGCATAGGCGCCACGCCACCGCGCGATCGGATCCCGCCCGGTCAGCATGATCACGGCATCGGCCGCAAAGGTCATGCAGTCGTGCTCGCCCCACTCGAACGGCCGCGCCTGCCGCTCCGCGAAGAACTGCGCCAGGCGCTCCGGCCAGCCGACGACCCGCGCATGCGCGGGGCGCGGCCTCATCCGCGGAAGCTCCGCGACGGCCAGATGATTTCCTTCTCGGTCGTCGCCGGCACGAACCGGAACGAGCCGTCGCTGGCATCGCGCTTGCGCTGGTCGGCGTCCGTGTAGCGGACGATCTTCGGCCGCTCCCAATCGGTCAGCCGATTCTCGAGCTTCACGCTTACCTCGGCCGAGGCGCCGAGGGTGATGTCCATCTGATCCATGCGGCCGCGGAAGATCACGACCGGATCGGCGACCGGCAGCCAGGTCGTGCTGTCCAGCATCACCTCCCAGACCGTCGCAGCCCGCCCCTGGTAGGCTTGGCCGAGGGCGATGGCGATCGCGTCGCGCGGGATGCCCGAGATCCCTACCGTCATGCCGTACGACCGCAACTCGATGCCTTCCTCGGCTGCCGAGATGGTGCCGAGCGCGCCGACGCCCAAGAAGGTTTCGCCGCCGATCGTGATGTCGGCCGGCGACGAATTCCAGCGCGCCACTCCCGACGGGAAGTCGAGCGCGACCGCCACCGACCGGACGACCGTCTCCTGTGCGACCGCCGTCTGAGCGGCCGCGGTGAGCCCACGGGTCATACGAGCGCCTCCACCATGGTCAGCGTTAGGGAGCCCAGCAGCGGCGGTCGAAGCTGCATCTCTGGCGCGTCGTCGGACGGCAGCCGGAACACGCCGGTCGGCGATGCCACCTCGACCACGGCATTGTCGGACGGTGCGCGCCGGATCGGCGGCGTGATGGCGATGGTCGCCTGCCCGCTGCCGTTGGCCGTCGCCGTGCCCGTCGCCATGTGCAGGCGCCTCCGGCCGAGCGCGTCATCGAAGGACAGCCAGTCCCCGGCGAGCGCCACCTGCCCGCTGGGCGTCCAGCCGTCGGTGATCAGCGATGCGCCCGACTGAGCCGCGCCGTTCACCAGCGGAGAGCCACCACCAGCCGCGCGCCGCGGCGACCAGGCCGCCGGGGAGTAGTAGAAGCGCCCGGCCGCGCCCCGCAGCTGCGCCAGAAACGCCGCGAGAACGCGGGTGTCAGTAGCGTCGAGCGATTCCCAGGACACGGTCAGCTCCCAGACGGCGCCGGGCATCTCGAGCGTCTGCTCCGTCCCGTCGAGCGGGCTGCGGTGCGACTGCGTGTTGCCTCGCATGCGGTAAGATGCGCGCGACGGCCGCCGGATGGTCGGGAAGGTCAGGATCGTCACGCGCGCCGCCCCACCGTCTTTGACACGTTGCCGCCGCGGTTGATCTGCGCCAGCAGCTTCTGATTCGCCTGCTCCACCGCGATCGCAATGCCCGCGCGAATGCGCGCGTCGACGCCGGCGTCGGCGCCGCGGGCGTCAATGCTGAAATTCTGGTTGACGGTCATGCCGCCCCCCTGCGCGCGCACGCCCAGCCGTCCGGAGCTATCGCGACCGAGCGGCATGATCGCCTCCGGCCCGGCCTCGCCCATCAAACCGACGCCACCGCTAGCCATCGGGAAGAAGGTCGGCCCGCCGACTACGCCGCCACGGGCGAAGGCGACGACATTGCCTCCAGCAAAGACGTTTCCATTGGCGCTGGCCGTTGCACCGCCGCCGAAAAGGCCGCTGAAGAACGAGCCGAAGACATTTCCGAAGTTGATGCCGCCGACAGCGTTAGCCAGCGGCTCGGTGATCGCGCGCCGCACGATGATCCGGGCGAGATCCGCCTGGATGCCCTGCAGTACCTCGCTGAACTCCTTGCCCTTCACGATCGCGTCTTCGAAGGCGGAACTAAAGGTCAGCCCTAGCTCGCGGCCCGTCTTGTCGACTTCCTCGCCGCGCCGATTGGCCACGTCGAGCTCGCGCTGCAGCCCCTCGCGCACCCGCGACAGCTGCTCGTCGTTGAGCGCCTTCCCGCTCTCAGCCAGGCGCAGCTGGATCGCTTCGAGCTCTTCGAGCCGCCGATTGTAGCGCTCCTGGGGGCTCTCGATGCTGCGCAGCAGCTGGTCGCGGTCGCGGATGGCGTCGTTGAGCTCGCGGTTCTCCGCCGTCGTCAGACGTCGCGCCGCAGCCGCCCCTGCAGCATCGCGGCGGGGCCGGTCGGGCGCGGGCGGGCCGAACTCTTCCGGTCCGGCCACGCCAGCGTTCTCTGCACGCCGCAGCGCTGCGCTAAGCTCGCCCAGCCTGGCACTCTGGCGGCCGATGTCGCGCTCGATTTCCGCGACACGCGCCTCGGCGGCTCCGAGCGCCGCAGTTGCTGCCGCTGTTGCCCCAGGGTTGATGTCGCGGCCGGCGCGCCGGTTCGCGGCCTCGATGGCGGTCAGCGCGCGCTGGCGCCGATCGACCTCGCGGCGCGCATCGACCGCCTCAAGCGCGTTCCCCTCGTTCCGCTGCGTCGTGATGTCGAGGAGGCGGCGCGCATCCTCGGCCAGCTGCTGCCGCTGCGCGTTTGCAGCCGCCGCGCTGCGCTCGCTCGCGGTCAGAAACAGCTGGTTGATCTCGCGGATGACGCGGGCGACGTCTTCGCCCGCCTGCTGCATGCCGCGGAAATTGGCTTCGACGCGCTTCTGCTCGCGCTCGGCGCTGTCGCCGAGGGTGAGGAAGGACGCGGCCAGGGCGCCGACAGCGAGCACGGCGCCGGCGATCGCGCCGCCTGGCCCGAAGATGCCGAGGAACTGGCTGCCCTGCTGCGCCAGCGCGGTCAGCGCCGAGGTGCCGCCCTGCACCTGCACGGCAAAGTCCTGCAGCTGGAAGCCGCCCTGGACAACCGCCTGGTTGAACCTGCCGGTCTGCTGCGTCGCCTGGTTCGTCGCATTGCCGACGGAAGCCATCGAGCGGTTGCCCGCTTCGCCCACCGCCGTCAGCTGGGTCCGAACGGTATCGGCGCCCTCGAGGGCAAGCCGGACAGCGACGCGCTTAACCGTCCCGCTCATCCTGCTCCCCTTCCCGTCTCTTCGCCAGCGCGACGCGCATGCCAGTCGCGACGCACATCACGAGGGGCGCTGCCGCCTCAGCATCGCAGCCCAGCGCCTGAGCCGCCGCCATTGCGGCGGCAATGTCCACCCGCGCGCCGCCCATGCCATCGACCCACGCACAGGCGATTGCTGCCTCCCAGGCCGCCACGCCGTCCGGGGTGTGCGGGGCGTGCTCGTCATAGGGGCACTTTAGGCAGCCTGTGGGCCCGCAGCCCTGGCAGTAGGAAGGCCCGCCGCCGTAGTGCCACTCGGCGCGAGCCCTTAGCCGTTTCCCTCGGCGGTCACCGCGGCCGCGGCGGAGGTGATCGCCGACCAGAAGGCCTCAGCCACGCCGTTGTGGCTCATGAGCTCGGGCAGGCCGTCCGCGGTGAAGGCGATCGGCTCACCCTCAAGGTTGCCGACGCCCTCCCAGTCGAGCACGCACTCCCGCGCGATCTCGTTCACGGTGAACGAGAACAGCAGTGCTGCCTTGCGGTCGTCCGTGTCGAGCGGCGCCATGCCGTCGGCCAGGCCGGCTTCAGCGGCGGCCTTCCATGCGTCCGCGGCGGCGCGGTACTCCCGCTCGGCGCGGAACTTGGCCGCCTGCATGAGCGCGGTGACGAGCGGCCGCACCTTGAGCCGAACGCCCATCGGGAGGTCGATCCAGCGTGGCTCCCGCGGCATGCCGAGGCGGATCATGCGTAGCTGGCCGTCTGGTTCAGCAGCGTCGCGCGCAGCATGCGTGTGTCGGTCGCGTCGTAGGCCGCGCGGAAGGCGGCCTGGACTTCGATGCCGTTCGGCCCGCTGATGGGCGTCTTGAAGTCTTCGATGAAGACCCGCGGCAGATTGAAGGTGAGGCGCTGTGTCGCGCTGATGATGTAGGCGAAGTCGAGCTCGCAAGGCGTGCCCGCGATCGCATCATCCTTCAGAGCGTCGGTCGTGTTCGCGTAGCGCAGCGTGATCGTGCCGGTCGCCGACGGCACGCCAGGATCCGCGCTTTCGATCTTGCGGTCGTTGCGGATGGTTCGGATCGCTTCAAGGCCGTTCGAGTAGGTCAGGGTCGCGGCGGTCACCTGCGCCAGGGCGGAAGCGTTCCGGCTGATGCTGCCTTGGAACTGGTTGAAGTTTGTCCCGGCGAGCAGCGCAGGCGTGCCGGTGCCCGGCGTCGCGCCGCGCGTCTCGCCCTGGCCGATCAGCCGGATCTGCGCACGGGCAGCGCCGGCCGGCGCGAAATTCATCGTGATGCTGTCCGCGCGCACGCCGAGGTTGATGCCGTAGCGGTCGGTGATCACCGAGCCATAGTCCAGCACGATCGATGCGCTCGGCAGCGTCGCCGCGCCGCTGTCGAAGTGGTGCGTGTAGTCCGACGAGCCCGACGTGGTCGGCGCGCCGAAGAGCAGGCGGAGCCACTGGCCGATACCGGCCAGGTTCACGGGGATCTCGATCGTGCCGGCGCTGTCGATCTGACCGTAGAACGGGTCGCCGGGATCACGGTTCGCGCCCGTGCCCAAGACCGGCACGTCTTCGAGCGGCTGGGAGACGCCCATTTCCGCCGAGAAGAACCCGAGCTGGTGGTAATTGCCGCTCGCCTGCGTCCCGTAGGTCGCTTCCTTCAGGAGGTAGAGCTTCGTGCTCGCACCGACCGCTCGCGTCATGTCTTCGGCTCCTGCGTCAGCCCGCCGGGCTCTCGGCGGCGGTGAAGTAGAGGGTTATGGGCAGCGACATCGCCCCGACCGGCGTCGTGCCTTCGGTGTCGTCGACCTCGGCCGCGGGCGAGCCGGGCTGCGCCCATTCGACAGCGCCGCCGAGCGTTCGATTGCTTGCCAGCGCGGCGACCACGGCCGTCAACATGTCGTCGATCGCCTCGGCGCGCGCGGTCGGGTCGGCGTCGGAGTACCAGGCAATCATCTCTGCCTGATGCTCGACTGCGTACTGCAGGGGCGACATCATCGCCTCGGCCGACTGCGTCTCGCCTGTCCGCAGCAGCACGAGGCCCGCCGCCGGCAGCTTCTCGGGGCGCGTCGCGTCTCGCACAACCTGCACCGGCGCCACCGCGGCCGCGATTGCCGCCTGCAGCGCCTGGATCGCCGTTTCCCGCGCGCTCATGCCTGCCTGCCGTTGTTCGGGGTGTCCCGCCAGTTGCTGACCAGCGCGCCGGCAAGCCGTTCAAGGCCGCGCTGCGCCGCGCCCGCCAAGTCGAGGCGTTTGTTCAGCCGCACGATCGGCACCAGCACGAAGGCGACGAGGAATCGCTCCTCGCGTCGACGGTTCCAGTTGCGCAGCTGCCGATCCGTCGCCCGGAACGAGCCCTGAAAGCGCCGACCGCCGCCGCCGAACCGGCCGCGGGTGATGAGCAAGGCCACGTTGCGCTGCGTGTAGACGAGGTCGAGCTTCGATCCGGTCGCCCGCTCGAAGGCCGCGGGGGTCACGCGCCCCCCGCGCGTGCCCCCTGCCCCCCGCAAACGCTGGGCTGCCGGCGTCGGTATCGCCAGCCATCCGCCCCCCTTGGCGCGGATCGTGACGCCCCGGTCGAAGGCCTCGACGATGTCCGGCGCCCGGCTCCACACCAGCGCGGCGGCCCCGAGGCTTGGCTGCGTCGGGAAGGTACGCACCCGCCACGCATTGGCGATGCCCCGGGCGTTGCCGCCGAGCGTGCCAATCACCTGGCCGCGGAGCTCCTGCTGCGTTGCACGCCCAGCGACCTGCACCGCCGCGGTCGCTGCCGCCTCGCCGTCGACATAGACGGAAGCGACGACCTTCCGCAGGTCGCCGAAGTCTGCCGTCAGCCTCACGCCGTCGGATCCAGGCTGAGCCGCGCCATGCGCAGCTGCACGTCGCGGTCGACCGCGCGCACGATGTACTGCACGACGCCGCGCTGCAGGGTGTCGTCGATCGCCACCCCGAGAGAGGCGTCGACGCTGGCGACCATGCTCGGCACCCTCACGGTCTGCCGGAACATGGTCACCTCGGCGTCGGGCTCGCTGAAAATCGCGAGGATAGTCGTGGCCGGGCCCTGACCGCCGACCCGCCAGCCAACCTCTTCGCCGAAGGTCCGCTGGATGATGGCGTCGGCGGCGGCCCAGTCGACCATGGTCAGCGCTCCGGTACGGTGATGCGGCTGGGCTTTACGGCGCGCAGCACGAAGGCGAACTGCACCTCGCCGATGTCGTGGGCGACGAGGTCGAAGTCTCCGCGGAACCAGCGCCTGTAGTCCGTCCGGTTGGTCCCGCCCGGCCGGCATTCGGCGGTGTAGTTGGGCTGGTGCAGGAAGGTCAGCGTCTCCGGCAGGATCACCCGGGTGTGCCCAGGATCCGCCCAGGCCCAGGGACGGTCAGCGCGCGGCACCAGCGCGAAGAACAGGCCGCCCGGCTTCAGCACGCGCCAGAAGGTCATCCACTGGGCGAAGAAGAACATCCAATCGCCTTGCTGGCCCGTGTGCTCGAGCACGTCATAGGCGTGGATCTCGTCGGCAGCGTCGTCGTCGAAGGGCAGCTCGGTGCCCATGTGGTGGACGATGTCCGGCTTGACCTCCGGGTTCATGTCCAGCGTCACGAGGCCAGGCCCGAACGCATGATTGCCGTCGAGCGAGAGCTTGCGCTCGCGCGAATGGCCACAGCCCAGGAGCACCTGCACGGCTCAGCCCCCCCGCGGATGCGCGCCCTGGGCGCGCAGGTCGGCGAGAGCAGCGCCGCCGGCGATGTGCTCCATCGGATCGGCCGAGAGCGGAACCGTGCCGTAGTGCTCGAGGATCACGCCCGGGTCGGCCCAGACCTGCCCGCCGAGCGCTCGCCAGCGCATGCAGAAGGCCCAGTCCTCGGACAGATCCTCGAGGGTCACCGGGTCGATGTAGGTGGCGAACAGCGCGTGCCCGAACTCCGGCAGACGGCCAGCCTCCCGCTCGGAGGCGTGCGCCCGATACCGAAGATGCGGATATGCGGCGCACATGGTCTCGATGACGCCGCGCTTGATGCACAGGAAGCCAGTCGCGAGATGGCGCGCTTCGATTGCGCCGGTCGCCGGATCGCGGTTCGCCTTGCCGTCCGGGCTCGGCAGCCAGTTGACGGCGAAGTCGACCGTCTCAAGGCGCTTTTTCCGGTACAGGCCGGCGACGACATCGCGGTCGTGCGCCAGGATCCGCAGCACCTGCTGCGCGTCGAAGCCGATGTCGGCGTCGATGAAGAAGAGGCGGTCGCAGCCGGACGCCAGGAAGTGCTGCACGATGCCGTTGCGGCCGCGCGGGATCAGGCTTTCGTTCCTGATGGTAACCAGGTTGAACGAGATCCCCAGCCTGAGGAACTCCTTCTGGGTATCGAGCAGCCCCTGCATGCAGGCGTCGAATATCTGCCCGCCGTAGCACGGCACGCCGAAGAGCACGCCCTTTGTCTGGATGGTGCCCTGGAACTCCGGGACATGCGGGGACAGGCGGCGCGCCGGCGCCGCGGGATCGTGTGCCATGGGATCTCCTGCCAGGGAGCGAGGGGAGGGGTCTGGCACCCCCTCCCCTCTACGCGCGCGCGGTACTGTCCGGCTGCCAGGCCGGATCCCGGTCAGGTGAAGGCGGGGTTCAGCCGCACCGTCGCCGTCGTGTCGGCGTTCGCGCCGGCGACCGTCGCCACGCCGATCAGGCGGTTCGACGTCGCGGAGATCGTGACGTTGCTGTTCGTGGCGTCCCAGTACAGCAGCGCGCCCTGCGCGTAGCTGGTCGAGGCGCCGTTCAGCTTGCGCAGCGTGCATTCCACGCCCGTCGCCATCGCGACGTTCGCGCCCGACGCAGCGCTTGCCAGCGCGATGCCGAAGGCGTTGCCGACGTTGAAGAACTGTCCGCTGGTGACGCCGCCGCTCGGCGCCACGACGGTGATGCGCGTACCCGCGCCCAGGATGTTCTCGGCCATGAGGCCCTCCGATCGAAGCGGGGCGCCCTACGGCGCCCCTGGGTGGACAGGATGAGCCTGCGTCAGGCCGTGGCGCGGGCGATGGTGCGCCAGGTCACCGCCTTGGCGCCGAAGGAGTGACGGCACGAGAAGACCACGCCGTCGACGTCCGGGCTGGTGAAGGACGTCAGCTGCGGCCCTTCGCTGCCGGCCTCGTAGCCGACCTCGACCGCCTCGTAGCCCGACCCGCGCGACACGGTCATGAACCAGTCGTTGGTGTCGGAGAGGAAGTTGGTCGCGACGACGCGGAACTGGTCGCGCCAGGGGTTGACGGCCGTCGTAGCGACCCCTGCCGGGACAACCGTGCCGGAGAAGAGCGCCCGGAAGGTTCCCTCGAGCTCGACGGGGCAGATGATCACGTCGGGCATGACCATGATGCGCTGACCAGTCGGATCCGTCTGGCGCAGGATCAGGGCGCGGATCGCCGACACCGCGTCGGTCGTGGTACCCTGGGCCGACGTGTTGGTGTGCGCGGTCGAGAACAGCGCGTTGCCGTCCGACATGTTCGCGTTGGTCGCGAGGATGTCGTAGACGGTCTGGTTCTCGAGGTTCGCCGCCGCGGTCGCGAACGCGGCCGGAACCCGGTCGAAGCCACCCAGGTCGTCGTTGACGATCGCGGGATAGGACAGCGACACGTTCCGCGCGTAACGGACCAGGTTGTAGGTCTCGCCGGCGTCCTGCATGGCACCGAGCTGGATCGTGCCGCCTTCCGCCAAGGCCTGCAGCGCCGGCGCGGCGCCGAGCTCGACGACCTGCGTGGTCTTGAAGTCCGGCAGCGAGCGCCGCGCCGTCCAGGCCTCGAAGGTGCGCGCGGATGCGGCGTAGGACGCCAGCAGGCGCTTCGACTGGACGTTGGCCAGAAGCGCCGCGAAGTCGCTGGTGGTCTGCATCGTGCGGCCGTTGACCGGCAGGCCGAGCATGGCCTGCGCAATCTCGGCACGGGACCAGCCCTTCGTGGAGATGCCGCGGATCTCGAACAGCCGCCGCCCCATGTCGATCAGGGTCGCGCCGCGGAACTCGGCAGCCGGGCCATCGAAGCGGGTGTGCGCCAGGCGCGCTTCCAGCGCACCCTCGACGGCCCGCATGACCGTGTCGCCTTCGTCGCGGATGATCTGGATCGGCGTCTGGTTCGGCCGCTCACCCTGCCGGGCGGCGACGAGCTCGATCATGCGCGCCTGGGCGGCCGGCAGGTCGAGGCCGTCGGCGATCAGCTTGTCGGCTTCGGTCTCGAGGCCGAGCGCGCGGGCCGCCATGGTGATGCCACGGACGCGGGAGCGCTCCTGCTCCTGTGCCTCGCGGCGCGCGGCGTCGATGTCGACCGGCGCCGCGGACGCGGCCGGGGGAACGGGCGCCTGCGCGCCCGGGTTCTGGTTGTCCATGCGGACCTCCGGGAAGGGGGCTGCAGGTGCGGCCCGGTTGATGAACTCGCACGCGCTCATGCGCGGCGCCTCTCGCGTGCCCGCGACCGGATCGGCCGGGATGGCGACGAAGCTCACTTCGGCGGGCTCCCAGTCGGTCGCACGCCAGGTCTCGATGGTGCCGTCGGTCGGCTTCTCGATCTCGTACCGATGGACGATGTAGCCGACCGAGACATTGCGCAGGATGCCGTCGCGCACGCGGCGCGCCACTTCCTGCGCCTTCTCGTCATCGGCGAAGCGCAGCTCTGCGCGCAGCTCGCCGCCGGCGATCCAGGCGCGCTCGACGACGCCGACGACGGCTTCGATGCTCTGCTCGTGGTCGGCGAGCACCGGCGCGCCGGCGCCCATCCGGTTCATCCGGATCGCGCGCTCGCTGATTTCGAGCTCTTCGCGATAGTTCGTGCCCGTCCACCAGTCGAAGCGCGGGACCGCCGAGCCGGCCGACACCACCACCTCAACCAGGTTGCGGCCCTCGGCTTCGCGGAAAGTGTCCGGCGCAAAGCGCGCCATCTGCCGCTGCGCCGGCATCGGCCGGCGCACTGCCTGCATCCCGTCCATCTGTGATCCCCCTATTCGGCCGCGAGCGGAAGGCTGCGCGCCGGCGCCGGCTGCGGTTCGTCAGCCGGCGGCTGGTCGTTGCTGTCGGTCGGCTCCGAATTGGACGGTGCCGGCTGTGTCGCCTTGACGCTCGTCTCGACAACCAGGTTCAGGCGCTCGAGCTCCGCCTGAAACTCCGCCTGCTCGGCCAACACCTCGCGCCAGTCCTCGCCGCGGGCGGCAATCGCATCCTGCTGGCTGGTGAGGCCGGCGCGAATCGCGAGGATCTCCGCCTGCGCGTCCTTCAGCGGATCCACCCAGGTCCGCTTCGGAAAGGTCCATGCGCAGGGCATGCCCGCCACTCCGGCTGTGGCCTGCACGCGGCTCCACGCACGCGACAACAGCATCGGCTTGAGCATCAACCACTGCCAGGCGTCGAGCAGCGCCCAGAACTCGACCTTGCCGGCCCGCATCGAGCCGTAATTGGCATTCGACAGGTCGCCGGTCATCTCGGCGTATGGCACACCGACCCCCGCGGCGATGGCAAGCAGTTCTGCCTTGATGTACTCGGTCAGGCCGCTGTCTGCCGGCGGCTGGGCGAATTTCACGTCTTCGCCCGGCTTCAACCTCTTGATCGTGCCCGGCGCGATCGTCTCGATCCCGCGCGAGCGGCCATCCGATGTGGTCTCGGTCGACTGCGCGCCCATGGGCGACATCGCCGGAGCGTTCGGCGTCAGGAGGAACACGCCGAAGGCGGCCGTGACCTTCTTCCGCCAGCGCTCGCTGTCGAGGTAGTCATCGAGGCCGCGAAGCCGCAGCGCGGACGCGGCGAGCCAAGGAACGCCGCGCACCTGCCCAGGTCGCAACACCTCGTAGATGTGGTCTACGAACTCGGCCCGCACGCGGATCCGGTCCGTGCCCGGCATACCGCCAAGCAGGTAGTCGCCCGGGTGCTCGCGCCAGAAGTGGTACGCCACGCGGCGGCCCGCCGCATCGAACTCTATGCCGTTGACGATCCGACCGGAGCCATTCCGGCTGGTTTCGTTGAAGTGCTCGTCGAGGTAGTCCGGCTCGAGCACTTTGGTCGTCCAGCCACCAGGCGCACGCGAATCAGCCGTCCAGACCAGCAGAGCCTCGCCGCTCTCGACGATCGTGCCGGCGATCAGCGCCTGCTGACCCTCGAAGCCGACCCCGACCTCGATGTCAGTCGCTTCCGACCAGGCCCGCCACGCATCCAACGCGCGCCGCCGCGTGCGCTCGGCACTGTCACCAGTGGCGCGCGGCGTCACGCCCGTGCCGACCAGGTGCGCCGGCAGCTGCCGCCGGACCTTTATGCCCCACGGGTTGTTGCGGCAGAGGTCGCGGGAGCGATTGCGCAGCGCCTGCAGCGCAGGCCGGATTTCTTCCTGCGCACTGTTGCTGCCAGCGATCCAGTTCCGCGTTGCCCGCGTGCTGCGCGCGGCGTCATAGGCTCGCGCAGCAAGCTCGAAGCTGGCACGATCGGCCAGCCGACGCGCAGCCCAGCCGGGCGCGATCGGGGAGAGCATGCGCTCCAGCCAGGGCAGCGCCATAGAGACCCCCTCAATCTCGCGAGAATTCGGCGTAGGTCACGCCGCCGGGCACCTGCAGAGGGCTCGTGACAGTCGAGGCAACCTCGCCCGCGATGAGCGCCCGGGCCCGCATCAGCTCATCGATGCTGCGGTACTGCACCGAGCGGCCGTCGGAGAAGCGGATCTCCATGGCTCCCGAGGCGATCGCCGCATCGATTGCCGCAAGGTCCGCGCTCGTGAAGGCCATCTGTCATCCCCAGTACGATTCGGCGCCGTCGAAGAAGCTTTCCTCCGGCGCGCGCGGCGCCGGCAGGATCTGCACCGGCGCGCGACGTGCCTGCTCGGCCTGACGTGCAACCGTCTCGGCCTGCGCTTTCAGATCGGGCGCCCAGAGCGCTTCGAGATCGGGCTGCACAGCAGCCGGCGGCCCCTGCCGCCGCGCCGTCAGCCCGTCCCAGTGTTCTTCGGTGAACTGCGCCGTCAGGTGCCGCGCCTGCGCGCGGCAGTAGACCGCCAGGTCCCAGGCCTCGTTCCGCGCCGCGACCCGCACCCAGGCCTGCGCGCCCGTCTTGGGGTTGATCGCCATACGCTCGGCCAGGAGCTCATCGATCCAGGCGCGATCAGCCATCTCGTTGAACCGGAGCGCGCCGTGCGGCCACCCCTCCGGCCCTGGACCCTGCTCCGTCAGCTTAAGCGCCGCGGCCAGCTCCGACTTCATGTCCCAGGTGCCGACCGGGTACAGCAGCGTCTGCCCGATCTTCTCGCCGTTCCAGTCCACGTCCCGCACCACCGGCGAGCCGATCGGCAGCAGGCGCCAGCCTGGCCGACCATCCAGTGCACGCACCACCGGCTCGGCGTCGGCAGCGTGCCGCCTGGCGTAGGCGTAGACGTGGCTGGACAGGTAGCCGGCATCGATGCCCCAGCAGTCCGGGCCGATTTCCTTGCCCCAGGCGTCGGTCCAGCGCCGCAGCAGCAGGCTGTCGTGCACCTTCCACACATGCGGCTGCGTGGGATCGCCCGGCAACACGCCGGTATCGATCAACCACTGGCCGAAGTGCCGGTCGAAGCCCCAGACCGCCCAGACTAGGCGGTCCCCCTGCACGTCGGTCGCGCCGGTCAGGAAGAGCACGCCCGGCGGCACCTGGCCGCGCTTCCAGGCATCGCGCCGAAGCAGCAGTATGTCGGCCTTCGGCAGGTCGAAGGCCTCGTCCCAGGGCTCGCCGAGCATCTGCTGCGAGAACGGCTTGAGCCTGGACGGATCCTGCTCGGCCTTCTCGGCCGCTCGGGCAATCTCCGACCAGGGCAGCATGTTCGAGTAGAGGGCCGAGATGCTGAAGCTGGCATGCTGGCTCAGGCGCTCCGGATGCTGGTGCACCCAGTGCGCGCCGTTCTCCGTCGCGAGCAGCGCGGCCTTCTCGGCCTCGTGCCACAGCGCGCCGCAGCCATCGCAGGAGTAAGCGGCTGTCTCCGGCTGGCCTTTGGTCCAGACCAGGTTCGCGAACTTCAGTTCCTGCCCGTGGCCGCAATGCGGACAAAGGACGTGGTACCGGCCATCGCTGCCCTTCTCCACCTCGTCCGAGATGTGGCAGGCGCCTTTCACGCCAGGGGTCGAGATCTTGACGATCTTAAACCCGCGCTTCCGGAAAGCGTAGGTGCGCGCCTCGCCCTGGTCTGCCGGGTGGCCGCGGCCGCCGACATCGGCCTCGTACTCGGAGACCTCCTCCATGATCACGACCCGCACGGTGCGGGACTGCAGATCCTTTGAGCTCGAGGCGGTGACTAGCTCGACCTGGGCGCCACGGGCGCCGCGCTTCACCTTCACCGTGGAGCCGACGCCGGAGCGCTCGGTGATGTCGGCGACGGCCTCGAGCAGCGCCGGCGTCGCCTGGATCATCCGATCGAGCTTGTCGCGGTTGTACTGCTGCAGGCTGGTCAGGCTCGGCAGCATCACCATGACCTGGGTCGGCGTCTCCGTGAGACACTGGCCGGCCAGGTTGACGCCGACTTGCGTCTTGCCGATCTGCGCGCCGCCGCGGATGGTCACGCGAGGCGTCGGGCAGTTCAGTCCGGCATACCGCATCGGCTCGACCAGGTAGGGCGTCAGGCGGTTGCGCCACGGGCCCTGGTAGCCGCCCTCGGCGACGATGCGCTCGGCCTCGGCCCATTCGTCGAGGGGCCGCTTGCGGTCGGGCCGGACGCTTGTCGCGAACAGCCGCCTCAGCCAGTCCGTCGCTTCGCTACGCGGCGGCTGCGCCTCCATTGGTCAGGATCTCCACGCTGGTGCGCTCGAGCAGGCCGGCGATCGCATCCTCGAGCTGCGCCGACAGTCCCGGATCGGCGATGTGATCCCTCGGAAGGGTCAGAAGGTCGTCGCGCAGCTTGCGCAGAAGCGGGGACAGTGCCTCCGCGACGGCGGCGCGCTCCACGAGCTCCCCGCGGCGCTTGGCCAGGTCGAGCTCAGCCTGCTCGGCTTCCGCCGCCAGCTTGCGGCGCCTGGCGTCGGCCAGCTCGCCATTCGCCTCGTTGCCGCTCCCGATGGCTTGCCGGCCCGTCGTCTGCAGCGCGGGATCGAGGCCGCCTTCGCGGAGCCGGCGGTAGTCGTCGAGCTCGACCTTGCCGTCGGGACCGACGAGGTTGTGGCGGCGCGCCTGGCGGGAGACGGTCGACTTGTTGACCCCGACCTCGGCGGCGATCTCGGTGATCGTCATCCGTGGCATGCCAGACCCCTTGTTGCGGTAGGGCGCAACCGTTGCCGGGGGTTGCACCCTGTCAGCAACCCCCCACTAGAAAACCGGCGCGCGCAAGCCGCCCGCATACACTGGCTGCCGGGAAGGACCCGCCGCCTTTGCCGTCTGCCGAGCCGCAGGCACAAGTCCTAGGCCGACCGACAGCGAAGCCACTAGATTTGGGGGGGCGCAAACGCAACGCGCCCGGCGGGTCTCCCCGACCGGGCGCGATTCGCGACGTTGGTGATTTGTCATCTCGAAACGCCACTCGCGTCAAGGCCTATCGTTCACCAGCCATCCGGCAATGCGGCAGTACTCGTGAAGGCTGACCTGAAGCCGCCGCTTCAGAGTCTGCTCGTGCAGTCCGAGCCGAGGCCGAAGCTGCCGCGGCGTGTAGCCGTCGACGCAGACAAGCATGGTGAGATCGGCCAGCGACCGCGCCGGGGTGACGGCTACGCCACCAGCCCATGTGCGCCACGGGACATACCGCGTCGAGTACGCCAAGCGCAGCGACACTGGCAGATCCTCACCATCCCCTCCCCTTGCGATCCTCTCGCCATAGGCTGCCGTCACACGCGGCGACACGCTGGCCGTAATGGCTCGATAGACCCGTTCGATCTCCTGGCCAGCGTCGAGCTGGCGGCGATGGATGACACCATCGGCGAACAGGCGCACGAGCACGTCCCGCATCAACGGCCGAGGTTGCGAGCGGGGCTGCGGATCAACGGCCGCCTCGTCTACCTCGACCGGACGGAAGCGCGCCGCCACGGCCTCGGGCGTGACATAGGGCCGCGGCAGGTCTTCGAGGACGATCTGCCTCACACCACCCTCACACCCTACCTCACACCCTATATCTCCATATCTCTCAATCTCTTGAGAGGTAGGTGTGAGGGTGTGAGGGGTGTGAGGCTGTTTCCTCTTAGCAGAACGCATAGACCTCTCCCGTATAGGGGCTTGCCCTTCGTGCGCGCGCGTCATGGGGGTTTTCCCCCTCACACCCTCACACCCTCACACCCTGGCCTTTTCTGCGGCTTTGCCGCGTGAGGCAGGTGTGAGCGTGTGAGGCTCGGAGGGCGGATCAATCGGGGGGCGCGGGGGGACCGCCCTCTTCGCCGAGGTAGAGAGCCGCCACAGGGATGACGAAGGCCCCCCCGCTGTACGCCTTGCCGATCCTGACATTGCCCTTTGATCGTCGGGCGCCGGGCAGCATCTCCATCGCTCGCCACCAGGCCTCGCCGGCGAAGTCACCCTTGTCGAAGAGGCGGCGCAGCTCCGCATGGTTGCGGCCGAACCAGACGACCAGGCAGCCCTCCGGCTTGCCGCGCCAGGCGAGCCACTCGTCATCGGTCCACGGGTCTCGCACCAGGCGGATCGCCGGCTCCGGCGCCAGCCGCTCGCAGCGGATGCCATAGCGCCGCAGATCCGCCTCGGCCGAACGCGCTACCTCGAGCTCGGCGGGATCGGTACCCTTCGGGAAGGCCTCGAGGATCAGGTCACCCAGCGGCACACGCACCATGCCGTTGCCGCGGAGCACGGTCGTCGTGGCCAAGGCCTGCCAGGCGCGCCGCCCAGCGGAATCATCGCGCTGGGCGGCGCGGCCGCGGATGTAGGGGCTGGCCTGTTCGGCGCAGGCCTCGGCGTCCGACTGCGTCGCCGGCGCATCGCTCGCCATGATCCACCAGCCAGCGAGCAGCGCGCCGACCTGGTCGGCCTCGCGTGCCGACGCCCCGCGCCGCACCAGCTCGGTGCGCATCGCGCGCAGCGTCTCCCCCCAGCGCGCATAAGCAGCAAGCGCACGCCCGAAGAAGGCAGGCCCGATGCGCGCCGCGCGCGCCTGCAGCGCCCGCATCGCCTCGCTGGAATCGCCCTCGCCCTGCAGCAGCACAAGTTCGGTGAACCGGCCCTGATGCTCCGGCTTGAGCGCGGGCGGATGGATCGCGGCGTAGCAGACGGCGCCAAGGACGCTGAACGCACGCCCGTGCCCATCGGCCGCACCGCGGCGGCCTTCCGTGCCATCACCACCCGACGCCGGCAGCATCATGTCGAAAAGCGCGGCGGCATAGGCGCGGTCGCCCTGGGCGGCTTCATCCACCAGCAGCGGGCCAGGGCGGCCGGTCATCGCCGTCTCGACGCCGCTCTTGGTCGTGTCGTTCGTGTAAAGGTGGATCGGCAGCAGCCCGCGCATCACGCCGAGCAGGCTCGATTTGCCCGACCCCGACGGACCCAGCATGACCAGGTTCGGCCGCCAGCGGATGGCGGCGCCGAGCAGCGCGACCGCGCACCAGCCGACAACCAGCATGGCCCCGGCCGGGCCGTCGCGGAACGTCCACAGGCGGGCGATCTCTTCCCTCAGATCCTCGATCTCGCCAGTGCTCGCCGGCGGCGCTGGACGACGCCGGGCAGCTTCCCGCACATAGACCTGCCGCTCCCGGATCGGCGGCCCATGCTCCGCCGCATTTTCCCGCACCACCACCTGGCCAGCCGGTTCCTCGCGACCATCGGCGTAGAGCAGCACGTCGCCCAGGTGCAGGAGCGGGCGCCCTTGGCTGTCCGACCAGATCCCGGTGTAGCGGGGCGGGAAGCTCGCCGGATCCCAGGGCCCGAGGCGATGGCAGGCGCGCATCAGCGCGGCGCCGGCCTTGTCCCAGGGGATGTTCAGGTCGCCGCGCCGCCCCTCGAAGCCGAAATTCGCGGCGAGCCACGCATCCTCGCCGCCCCACAGGTCAAGCAGCGTCGACTGGTGGATGATGTCGCGCGATCGGATGCCGCGCAGGCTACCTGCGGCGTCGACGACCCAATAGGTGCCGTGGCTGGTGCCGACGGGCGACACGCCGGACCCGTCGAAGTCCTGGCCCGTCGGAAGGCGCACAGGCCCGCCACCTCCGCCCTGCCGCGTCCCGGCGGCCTGGCGCGCGGCGGCTTCCTCTGCCGCGTCGAAATCGTCGTCACGCCGCGGCAATGCCACGCCACCCCCCATCGATGCCGAGTTCCTTGAAGGTGCGCAGCCGCAGGCCGCACAGGCGCGCGACATGGTGCGCCGCGCGGCCATAGGACCAGCGACGCATGAAGGCGCAGAGGCTGAACAGATCCTCGCCGCGCGCCCCGCCGGAAGCATCGCGCCATTCCAGCGTGGTGACGTCGAGGTAGATCATCACCTTGTGCGCGGGCATCTCGACCGCCTCGACCCGGACCGAGTACCGCGGCACGACCGCGCCCTTGCGGCCACGGCGCCGATCGGCGAGCCAGCCCGCGAAGCAGGCGTCGAGCTCGCCGCGCGCCTCCCGCATCTCGGCTCGGTCGGCGTCCATGAGCACGAAGACGGGCGCGTCACGCCGCGCGCGGTTGCGCTCAGCGATGGCGGTCCGCTCGGCCTCCTGCTGACGGTCGCGGAGCGCGATTGCCGCCTTTGACCACTCGCCCTGGGCAAAGCCGCGCGAGGCCTCGGTGCGCGACGCCTCGAGGCGCCGCCGCCAGGGCACGAAGCCTTCATAGGCCGGCGCGAAGCCGGGCACGTCGCCGCGCGCGATGACCGCGAAGCGAGTAAGGCCCATGCTGACCAGCACGCGCGCCAGCACGGCCGCATCGCTGACGGCAATCGCGACCTCGTCGCGCGCGCTGTCCCAGGCGATGCCGGTCCCGCTCATGCCTGCCCCTGCGGCGCGGCGTGCATCAGGCGCGCATCCGTCGCGCCGCGCGTCGCACCACAAATCGCCGCCACCACGAGCATCTCGGCTTCCTGTCGCCGGTCAGCAGCCACGGCCGAGATCTCTGCGCCGATCAGGCAGGCCAGCGCCATCACGCGTTCCCGCGGGCCATGGGCGACCGGCGCCGTCGCAAGCACAGCTTGCATCATCGCCTGCAGGCCGATCGACACGGCGTCGGAGCCGGGTCCGGCCGGGTAGCAGCCCATGAAGACGGGGGCCCGCTCGCTCATGCCGCGACACCACCCCAGGCGAACGTCGAGCGGATGACCTTGTGGTTCGGGTCGCGGTCGATGTGTCGCGTGAAGGCGCGCGCCGCATGCTCGGCACAGTAGACGCAGCGGCTACCATCCGGACGCCGCCGCGCGGGCTCACCGCAGAAGCGATGGTCGGGCCGTTCCTTGTCACCCCACAGCGGCCAGCGACAGCCCGAAAAGCCCGCCGCCGGCGCACGCGGCACCGGCGGCGGCAAGGCTGGTAACAGGGAGGCAAGACCCCGCGAGGTCACGTCCTCGCGGTCAGTACGCTGCGGGACCGCCGCAGTCGGATCGCCGGCACGCGCCGGGATTTGGGTCACGGGGCGCGGCGCCGCGACGGCCGCCGAACGCTTCTGTGCGCGCGCGAGCGCCGCGGCGGAATCGGTTCGCACCGGCTTCGGACGCGGCACGCCGGCAGCGCGGATGATCGGGCTGGCGGGCCGCGGCAGGCTCAGGCGATGCGCACGGCCGATCACGCTGTTCGTCGAACGCTGCAGCCGACGGCCGATCTCGCCGGTCGTCGCGCCGGCTTCCCAAAGCTCGCGCAGAAGCGCGTCGTGCTCCGCCGTCCAGGCGAGGGTCTCGCCCCTACCCTTTGCCATTCTCGCCTCCCTTCACCATCCGCGCAGCCGGCGCAGAACCACGTCGGCCTTCCTCGACCGCGCCACGGCCCAATCCGCCGCGCGCAGCCACGCCCGGCGGCGCCAGGCCGCCCAGCGCATCCGCATCCTCTTCACCACTGATCAGCCCCCTGATCGCTTCCAGCCGCGCCACCAGGGCCGCGAGCTCAGCGCGATATCGCGCATCGATGATGAGCAGCTCGGCAGCCGACACCTGGTCGGGCCTGACCTCGCCGTTGTGGTATGCGCGGACGCGGCGGGGCGTGATGCCAAGACGCCGCGCGACCGCTTGGAACGCGGCTTTCAGCGGCTGGCCTCGTCCGCGCTCGGCCGCGAGCTCCTCGCGAACACGCGCCTCGACGCGGCCGATGAGCGCCGTGTCAAGCATTTCCGCACCCGCTTTGCTGGGCGAGATACCCGCCATGTCGGCTGTTCCCCGTGCTGCATTCGCCTCGGCTAGGAGGACGCATGCGGCGGGACGACAGGAGGACGGACGCCAAGACCGGGACGGCGGCGGGATTGCGGCCCGCGCCTTCTCGGTCGCAGTCTCGGCGACGGCTTGCAGGCCGGCACCGGGAGGAGAGAGCAATGGCCGACGACACCATGCACCTGGTGGAGGCGCGCGCGGCGTTGCTGGCCACTGTGCTTCGGGTGGCAGCGCGGACGATGGACGATGCCGGGTATGCGATGCTTCGGCGCGAACTGCTTGAGATCGGCGCCGTCGCCGAGAAGCGCTCCACGCCAGCGGCTCGCGCGATGGTCGAAGCTTGCGAGACGGCGCTGACCGACCTGATGCTGCACCGACCGCATGCGCGATGATCGTGGAATCCGCCGGCGCGCCGCGCCATCATCACGGGCATCAACGGACGGAGCGACGGATGCGATTGGCTGCGGTGATGCTGACGGCGGGGCTGGTGGCAGGCTGCGCCATCGGCGGCCAAGCGCACGTCGGGTCGATGATCGGCTCCGGCGAGCTCCAGCTTGCCCCGATAGAAGGCGACCCGACGCGACTGACAGTGACGATCCGCAGCAGTGGCTTCGCACCGGCCTACGAGCGTGCGGACATGCAGCAGCGTATCGTCGACACGGCGTTGGCACAGCAATGCGGCAAACCGCATATCGAAAGCCGCCGACAGACAGAGTTCGGCACAACACCGATCGGCGTCCCGATCCGCCTGTACACGCTGACCGTCAGATGCCCGAACGGGGCCAGCACACCGGCAGAGCGATAGCCCATGCGCTGGATCGTCGCGGCGCTGCTTTTGCTCGCTACCGGCGCCGCCTTCATGGCCGCGCCGGAGGCCGATGCTGCCCGATGGAACGCGGAGGTCCGTCGCGGCTGCGCCGAAATGCGCGCGCTTGGCCGCGTCTTCGAGTGCCCAGCCATGAAGCGCGAGGCCTGGGACACGAGCTGGCTGCTGATCGCCGCCGTACTCGGCGTCGGCTCGGCCATCGTCGGAGCGGCCCAACGCCGGCAGCATTAGGCCGCCTCGGGCTTCGGGGCGAAGACGCTCGCAAGATCCGGCCGGAGCTCGGCCGGCGGGATCTCGGTGAGCTTCGCCGCCTCGGCGACGCGCTCGGCCGGCAACACGCCGCGCTCCCGCCATCCGATCACCGTTGGGTGCTTTACGCCAAAGGCGCGCGCTGTGGCCGCGACGCCCCCTAGCCTTTCGATCACACGGTCGACTGCGCTCATGCGACGCAAGGTAGCCGTGGGCTACTTTCAGACGCAAGCGGGAAATGTAGCCCCAGGCAACGCAACAGCTTGTGTTCGGCCCGACGATGAGGCCATGGATCTAGCACAGAGAATTAGGAACTTGCGCCTAGAGCGTGGCGAGGATCAATATGAGGTCGCGGCTGCTGCCGGCGTCTCGCGCGTCATTGTGACGCAGTGGGAGGGCGGCAAGAAAAAGCCGGGACGCAGGAGCCTTGTCGCCTTGGCCAAGCATTTCAACGTGAGCATGGACTTCCTCCTGTTTGGATCGGAAACCAACGGCCCAGTGATCGCCGAGGGCGTAGATGAGGAGCGGATTATACTCCTTTTGCGTCGAGCCCCTCCTCACGTTCGCGAGACGGTTCGCACGCTGCTTGAGAACACAGCAGAAACAGCCGAGGCTGAGCAGAACCTGAAAAATTGAACATGTAGTCGTCGGCTACTTTTCCGCTTGCTCTGTCGTGTAGCCTATGGCTACCTTCCGTCGTCACCCATCGGGAGCGACGGATGCCCTACTCCATCGACAACCCTATCGACGGTCGCGGCGGCGCGGCGCACTTCGCCGAACAGGCACTGAAGTCGGCGCTGGCCGCTCTTCCGCCGATCGACAGCTTCACCGCTGGCCATGTGCCGACTACAGCAGGGCACGCGACGACGCCTGGCGTAGTGCTGCGCTGGCCGGACACCGACGAGGGTCGCGCGGCCGCGGCGCTGTTTGCGCGGCTTCTCTGGGCGCGGCCGGCGCCGGAGGGCCGCTGACATGCCCCTGGACCTCGCCGACACCCCGACCGTCGCGCAGACCCAGGCCGCGCTGACCAGCCTGCCCGACGGCTTCGCCGCCTTCGGCTGCACGCTGCTCGCTGCGGAGGGGGTGACAGCCGACACGGTCCTGCGCGTTGCTGAAGCGCTGCGCGCTGGCGCGGCCGAGCGCCGCGAACTGTTCCCGCACGGCGACGACGAGACTCGGGCCATGGAGCGGCTCGCGTCGATCCTCACTGACGCGGCGCCGCGGTACCCACACCCGCCGAAGCTGCCGCTGTCTTACGGCCCGGCCGGCGTCCGCACTTGGGACGACCAGCCGCGCGCGCGGAGCGCATGGCGATGAGCCGCCGCCACAGCCGCGCGGTGTTCATCGCGCAGGACCTCTTCGCCCTGGTCTGCTGGCTCGCCGCCTTCGCAGGCCTCGCCCTGATCCTCGTGGGGGTCACACCCGATGCTTGATGAACGCCTCAACGCCGCCCTGGCGGTGATCGCGAAGGTGCGCGCGACCCTGGTGTGGGCACCGAACCTGCAGGAGCAGCTAGCCGCCGCCATCAGCGAGGTCGACGCGGTGCGCGAGCAGCTGCTGGCCGGGCAGCGGCTGGTCGTGCCCGACCACTGGCGCAAGCAGCGGCATGCGACAGCGGCGGAGCTCGACGCGGGTCGCATCATCTCGCTGGACGCGGAGCGCGCGCGTCGCGCCTCGATGAAGATGGAGAATGCATCGTGAACTCAAACCTTCCCGTGCTGATTCCCGTGCCCCAGTCCAAGTCCTTCGTCGGACTGGCGCGCTCTACTGTTTACCGCCTCGCCAGTGAAGGTCGCCTCAAGCTGCTGAAGGTCGACGGACGCACGTTCATCGACCGCGCGAGCTTCGAAGCTTTTCTGGCGTCGCTTCCGGTGGTCGACGTAAAGCCCGCACTGAGGGGGGCCTGGAAATGAGCCATCCACGGTCCCTGATCGAAGCCATTGCGGCAAAGCTTCATGGTGAATACCCGCCTGATTCTTACATCTACCGCTACGAGGTCGCATTGGCGGGAACGCGTCTGTTTCCCGATATTCAAGTCTGCGAACGCGACAGCGGAAAAACGCTCTGCGCTGTCGAGATTGGGTACACGCGCCCCGAGAAGCTCACCGCTTACCGCACGAAGCACGCGATCCCCGACGTGCGTTGGTATGACAAAGCAGGCCGCTTGCACGGCGACGTGCAAGAAATCACGGTGCAAGCGACAGTTTTGGCTCCCGAACCGGAGCTAGGCGCGAGATTCGCTTGCTACAGACCAGAGGTCAGCGAGCCTTGTCCTCGGTGCGTTGATAGCGGGTACGAAGAACTCAGGTATTCGTGGCCCGAGAGTCCGGTGCGCCCTAATCGCCGGCCAGCAGGACGCCGCGTCTTTACGGAATGGATGTTGCGCAACAATGGCGACGGGCGCTTCGACGGCATGAATGCCGCCGAGATAGAAGAAGCCTATGAGCAGGAACTTGAAGCGCTGCTGATCGAAGCAGCCGATGCGACCGAATCACTAATCGGGAGCGATTCCTTGCGCATGATCGTGGCCTTCCGATGCAAGGCCTGCGGCTTCTCGTGTATCGCGACAGCTGCGGACGACGAGGTTGTGCCCGCGGGTCTGAGCGGGCTTCTGTCGGACAACGATGGACGCGCACTCGCAACGGAATGCGGGGCGAGGCGCTGGATGACATGGACTGAACTGCGCGCAGCGGTGCAAGCGCTGACCGGCAATGAGCCCGTTTATGCCGACGCGCCTCACATCTCACCTGAACATGAGGAGTACGAAGCGCTCACTAGAGCTCAGATGATTGCACAGGCTCGGAACAGCGCAAAAGAGCGCGCGCGCCGCTCCCGGCCGATCGGGAGGCTGGCATGAGCGCCTCGAGGAAGGCCCGCGGCGGCGTGTCGTTCGTGATGTCGCGAGACGCCGAGCAGGCGGAAGCGCGTCGCGGCATCGGCCTAAGCATCGTTCTCGCGCTCGTCCTGGCGGCGTTCGCGATCGTCGGCACCCTGCACGCCTTCGCGTGGATCCTGTCGGGAGTGGCGCAGCATGTCCGCTGACCAGGCCCTCAGCATCTCGCGGGCCGCGCTGCACGAGCTGCTGACCGACGCGCATGTCGCGCTGGTGGAGCATCGGCCTGAATGGGCCGGGGCGGTTCTGCACACGCTGCGCAAGATCACCGCGCCGGAGGCGACGCAGCCGCAGGGCCGCGCGCGGAAGCTTATGGACGAGATCAATCTGCCGAGTGGCCCTGCATCAGGCGCGTACACGCCTGCGCCGACGCCGCCCGAAGCAGGGGCGGCCACTCAGCCGCACGCCCCCGAGCCGGCCCAGGCGGCCGGGGGCCCCATCATCCGCGCCATCGGCCGCAAGCCGTCCGGCGGGCATCATCCGGTCAGCGTCTGGACGGATGAGCGCACGGCGAAGCTGCGCGAGCACTGGCCGACCTGCATGGACGACCAGGCGCTTCTCGAGATCCTCAACGAGCTGCCCGGGCCGCCAGTCGCGAGCACGGCGGCGCTGAGGACGAAGGCGCTCAGACTCGACATCCGGAGAACCGCCGAAACGCTGGACGCCCTGGCGGAGCGCAGCGGCCAGAAGGGCGGCGCCGCGTCGCTCGACGCGAAGCCGGCGGTCGACCAGGGAATGCGCACGCCGGAGCGGATGGAGCTGCTCCGAAAGCTGTGGGCGGATCCGTCGGTATCGGTGCGCCAGATCCACGCGAGGATCTGCATGCTGCCTGGACCGAAGCCGCAAGCCCACAAGGCCATGTACGGCTGGGCGAAGCGCATCGGCCTGCCGACGCAGCGCCCCTACGCGGTGGCGATGGCGGCGGCGGCCCCGGCGGAAGCGCCTGCCACTACTGCGGCCGAGGCTGCGCCTCACCACGGCGCCGAGGACCAGAAGGCTGCCACGCCCGACGCGCCGCCGCCCGCCACTCCGCCTGCCACGCCGGCGCCCGCCGCACCCGCCGACGAGAAGGCCGAGGTCTTCGACGCCTTCGCCAGCGGCATGACGGTCCGCGACGTCGCGGCCGAATTCGGCCTGCCGCTGTCGGTGCTCTCGAACTGGCACGCGGAGTGGAAGCTGCTGACCAAGGCGAACGCCGCATGAGCGCGTTCATCTGGAACCAGGCGGCGCAGCTCGCCGCCGACATGGCCCGAGAGATCATGTCCCGCGGGCACATCTTCGACACCGACCAAGAGCAAGCCCAGCGCCGCGCCCGCGCGCGCGTCGCCGAGGAGCTCGCCGACCTTTTCCGCCTGAAGGCCCAGGAGCCCGACGACCGATGAACACCGCCACCATCGAGCAGCGCGGGCTGCTCACCATCGCGATCGACACGCTGGATGACAGCGGCCCGTACCAGCAGCGCCGCACCCGCGCCTCCGCCCAGGCCGACGCCGGGCTGGCGGAATCGATCAAGGCGCTCGGCGTGCTGCAGCCGATCCTGGTCCGCTGGAACGAGGAAGCGCAGGCGCACCAGGTGGTGGACGGGCACCGCCGCGTGGCGGCCGCGCGCGCCGCCGGCCTCGACACGATCCGGGCCGTGGAGGTCGCGACCGAGGAGCGGATGACCATGGCCGCCGGCGTCGCGGCGAACCACCAGCGCGCCGCGCTGGCGCCGGTCGACCTCTGGCGGGCGATGGTGCACCTGCAGGACGAGCACGGCTGGACGCTCGACGGCGCGGCGATGGCGTTGGGCATCCCGACCCGGCTGGCGCGGCAGCTCGACAAGCTCGGCCGGCTGCACCCGGACATGATAGCCGCGATCGAGGCGGGCGAGATGCCGGAGGAGGAAGAGCTGGCGATCATCGCCGGCGCGCCGCACGAGGTGCAGGTGAAGGCGCTGGCCCTGCCGGATGCCTGGGTGCAGACGCATAAGGGGGTGAAGGCGCCGGCCTGGTACCGCATCGCCAACGCCTGCCAGATCAAGCGCATCCCGCAGTCGCGCGCGATCTTCGACATCAAGGCGGTCGACATCGCGTGGGACGAGGATCTGTTCGCGCAGCCGGACGACGCCGATCGCTTCACGACGACGGACATCGAGGGCTTCATCACGGCCCAGATCGCGGCGCTGACGGCGCGCACCACGCGCGGCAAGCTCCGCTCGGTCGAGTGGGATCGGAAGGCCCAGGGCCCACGCCTGCCGTCCGGCTGGACGCGCGTCTTTGACAAGAAGCACGTCGGCGCCGTGCGCTTCGCCGCGGTGCAGCCCGAGGGCTACAGCGTCGGCTGCATCGTCGAGGTCTACGCCGTGCCGCCG